ATCTCAGTCCTTCTTTACACGACGACGATGTGCCAACTTCGGCATTGCTTTCATCTGCTTGACGAAGCGCTCTGCCTCTTCACGGGTCTTGAAAGTACCCAGAGTGAAGTTGGCGTTAGTCCACCCGGTATCGGTGTTGATCACCAGAAACTCAAAGCCATATATGGCAGGCTCGCCGTAGCGCTCGGTATGAGTGAAAATTTCAAGCTTCATGTTCATCTCCATTAGCTGCAGGATTGCAGCGTGACCGCCTCCATTTGAGGAGGCGGCTGCGCAACAATCACTTTACTCGCTCGGCAGTGTAGCTGTAAGTTGCTTCATCGAAGGACGTGAACCGTGTGATCGCTGCGTTTTGATTCAAGTTTAAACTGGCATGCAATTATGAGCAGCCATCGTGGCGCTGTCAAGATCATCGAACAGCTGTTGGAAGCAGCGATGATGACGCTTGTCAGCATTTGGGCTCAACCAAGTCACAATCCACTTGCCGTGACCATTAGATTGGACCACTACTACATCGTTGCGGCTGATGAAGACATCGTTACCTGTGGGACCAGTTCGCTTCAACATGTCTCATTCTCCATGATGTGTGATTTGTGTGATTAGCTCCGATCCGGCTGCGCAACAATCAGAAGCCCAACTTGGCCGCGCAATCTGGGCCGAAGCCACGGGCCACGCTCTCGGGCACGGTCAGCTTCAGACCGCAGCGACCGCAGCGGCCTTCATGCCAGACTTCCAGCTGGTCAGGCAACTGGCCTTGAAGTAGCTTGCGCCAGGTCCACTCGAACGCTTTCGCGCTCGGCGCGTCCCGGCTGATCTCACCTGGCTTCGGGTTCTTGCGGCCCACCCAAAAGACATCGCGGGCAATACGGCCCAGCCAGGTGTAGCTGGAGTTGTTATCAGAGCCGGTGAGTACGCTGACCATCAGCGTGCCATCCGTTGCCGGTTGGCCCGTCTCACGGTCTGTGGGTGTGTTCACCCGATAGGTGAAACGAGCGCCAGTCTTCTTAGAAACCAGCGTCACCGTCGCGCGACCGGCTCGCAGATACTGGCGAGCGGCGATTGCATCGGTGAACTGGCCACGGAAGTCTTGTTCATGATCATGAGTGTGCCCGGCCAACTCGCGGTCGAAGTCACCCTGATCCAAATCGGCGAATACGTTCATGTTCATCTCCAAATTCGGCAGGATTGCCGTTTCAGCCGCCCGCGAGCGGCTGAGGCTGCAATCAGTCTTGTCGTTTCCAAATAACCTCATTGCCCTCAACGTCGATGGCGGCAATCTCCTTGCCATCGGGGCTGAGTACGAAAATCTCATCGTCAGTCTCGGCAATCCAGCTACCAGGCTCGGCGCCAGCCAAGCCCATATAGTCGTCTTCGGTCATCAAACGAAACTTGTGTCCGAGTACAGTCATGTTCATCTCCATAATCGGCGGGATTGCCGTTTCAGCCGCCCGTGAGCGGCTGAGGCTGCAATCATGTATAAAGACGTGTACCGCCGATAGCGTTCCAAGCCGCTATCAACTGGCAGTCTTTGGTCTTATAGGGGTGAGCGCCGTGGGTCTTGACCACTTGGAAATCAAAGTGGGCGCTCTTGCCGTACTCCAGCGCCGCTTTTAGCGTCGCGAAAACTTTCTCGGCATAGTAGCCGTGGTTGGTGAAGAAAACGTAGAACGCAGCGTTAGTCATGTTCATCTCCATTTGTTTGAGTGGCGGCCTCGCAGCCGCCGTGGCCTAAATTTAACTACACACCCAGGCTGGTGCGCTTTGCCCATAACGCTGAACCCAAGGGCGAGGGCGAAAACTGCTTTGATTGCCCCGTCGTGTCGGGGTCTTTAGGTCTGGGCCGGTTGTTTTCAGGCAACCCACGATTAGGCAATCAAAGCAGTCAACCAGCCGTTTCGGTCGCTCGCGTTACCTAGACGGTCGCTTGCGTTACCTACTTTGGCTGGTTATCTGCTTTTTGAACTACGCGCCTGCCTACTCTGCGTCGTGCTATTCGGGTTAGCGCCCGATATTTCGATAGCCGTGTCGTGCCCTCGGTGGCTGGCGCGGTTTTCCCTGCGCCCTTGCTCTACCCGCTATCTCGCCTATTGAGTCTTGTTTTTGCTAGACTTCCTCGGTTTGGTTGCCCAAACTTTTTGTTGTTTGCGAGGCGGCAGTTCCTATCGGGTGCGGCTGTCCATCAGCGAGCGATTAGCGTAAGTCGTTTCAGCTAACCCGCGCCGGTCTGGGTCTGCATGTCCACCAGCCATTTGCGGCTCGGCACGTCTTCAGTATCAGTAGCATACTCTACCCGTAGATTGAAGTCAAGTGTAAAAGCAAAATAATGCATCTGTAAAACGCTGGGCTGCTATTTGATAACAGTGTCACTCAAATCACTTCATAATCTTTGTCCACAAATCCCAGATCAATCTTGCCTCGGGTATGCATGCGCCACCAAAACAGGCCTGATCGTCGGTGCTTCCAATGACCACGCACAAAATGCATGCGAACATCATGATGTTGGGCGCTATCGCTTGCGCGCATCGAGCGGTAGATCGCAGGCCGAATTTTGAGTATTTTGTGGCTGAATAGCGGTCGCTGCCCCTTGCGCTCGCGCTTAGCGTTCCACTCGGTGTGGTCAACTGATTCAAGCTCAACCACATTGCGGGCATTGAGCAGACCCAACACCGAGACTAGGAAGCGGGTCTCACCGCCCCAATCTTCCACGGTGTACTCAAGCAGCCGGTTAACTACAGCCGGTAATCTATGACCTAAATCTTGCATCAACTGCTGTCCAAACTGTGCGGGGGCTGGTATCACAACATCTATCAGGGCATCATCAGAGCGGCCGATGCGGCGCAGATCGAAGCGAATGCTGCCCAAGCTACCGTTGTGTTTGGTGACGCCTCCGGGCGGCAGCACTTTTGCAGACCAGAAGAGATGAGTCAGCCAGACCTTGGCTTCATCATCCTCTTGCTCCAAGAGGAAACCAACCCGCTGTGGTGGCAGCTGATGGCGCGAGGGGTCAACCGCTCGCGCCTTATAAGGGCCAGTGCAATCCCAATGCGGCCGTTCGTCGTGAAGGAACTCAATCCAGGTTAGCGGATGGGGGGTGCGGCAGTAGGGCACGATGCGGCGCAACTCGGCGTGGTTGTCAACCAGACCATCGGCAGCGGCGGCGAAGTCTTTCGAGAGCATGAATTTCTGGGCGCGTGCGATCTTAGCGCAGACCGCATCCAAGCCATCATAATCGGCCTGTAGAATCTCATCAGCTATAATATCATCGCAGAGCATCTTAGTGCGTCTTGTGTCGTCTCATGTTCTCAAATTGTTCTCGCTCTTCCTTGGTGAGTTCGCGGAATCCGTTCCAACTCAAGGCTTGAATATGCCCACATTCATTGCAACACAAGAAATCACCCGGCTCTGGCCCTCGTGGGGCGTCTGGATCCCAAGGCGATGGAACTACGAAGCCAATAGTGTGGTTACAGTTCAGACATCGGGTCATATCAACTCTCTCCATTTTGTATGACGGGCAGGTCGTGTACACGTGTACACGGGTTGTGCGTCATCAAACCTTTGATGCGCTCTTGGCGGACCAGTGCGCCCTCAATTCTTTAACGCGCTCTTGACGCATCTGTTTGATTGTAATGCCTCTTGTGCGAGCTTCATTTCGGAGATACGCCTCAAGACAGCGATAATCAATCCACATAGCTACGTCCATACAGGCTTGATCAGTCTTATTGTCACCTTGACGACAACGTAGACGATTCATGGCTATAGAGCATTGTTCTTGGGAAGGCAGTTTCATTTTATCACCTTCAGATAGTGTTTGAATGCGGTCTCGAACCAGGCTTCATTATAGCCGCGTTGTTGCACCTTATCGACAACAACAAAATCGGGCTGAATGCCGAACGGCTTCAAAAGCCGTGCGACCTGGTGGGCGGTGATTGGACCCTGACCGCGATAATGAGCCCATTCACCCTCTTCGTCAGCGATGAGCAGCGTAACAAGTTGCTTGGAATGGATGCGCTTGCCGTGCTGCTTGAACAGACGACGCATATCGGCCAATAGCAACCGTCCAAGACTAGGTTCTGTGGTGTGGCTGAGCGCTCGTGCAGAATCACGCATCTTTTTACCCCAATCGCCACCGGCCAGGTCAGCGATGGCAAACAGCAACACAAAGTTCTCTTCTTGCCGGTTTGTAAAACCGTCTGGCATTTCAGGGTTGGCCTTCTTTACGATTTGCTTGTAGTCGATTGCCCAACGCATCAGCTTGCGCTGGAGCATGAAGAAGTCTGCATCGTCATCGGCGTGACGATAATTGGCTACCTTTTCATCGTCTAACTTGGGCAAGAGGTTGATGGTGATACAGCGTGTGCGTGTGGCCGGTCTGAGATGGGCGGCCAAATCGATGCCGCTCAGAATCTTAGGACAGAACGGGTCGAAGCGGTGAATGTCACCGTTGGAGCCCACGCGCTGGATGAATGTGCCCTTTGTCCATGACACGTTGATCAAATGCGCGAGGTCTGTGCGTCGCGCGAGCAGCTGGTCAGCCTCATCGATGATCAGTGTGGGTTGGGTGCGGTCCACGAAACGATAGAACGACGGCCCTGTAGGCTCAGCGATCACGAAGGCGCGAGGCGTGAGCTTGGCGATCACCTTACAAGCGGTGGTCTTGGCTGCATCAGCGTCGGCGCTCTGAATCACCAACATAGGCGAGAAGGTCGCGATGTCGTGAACCCAGGCGAACATCGCCCACAGCGCCATAGCCGTCGCCGCGTGTTGGTCGTGTACAATGAGATATTTTGCGAGTTGAGCCGATAGCTGCTCCAGAGCCTCTGGGGTCTTTACCTGCTCAGGCCAGGGCTCAACCCCACCGCTGGTCTTCTTTTTCTCTTCGGCGAGTAGGATCTCAAACTCGGCTTTAAGCGAACCGATGTCGGCCCCAAGCTGCTTAGCAATGCGATTCAACTCTGATTCGTGCTCGCTGGCAGGCAATTTGAATATTGCGCGCAGTGCCCGGTCGCGCTGACTTGTTTCGCGCTTTTGAATCGTCTCTTGGCGCTCTGTCTCACGCTTTTGTTGGGTTGCTCGGCGCTCTAGATCGCGGGTTTCGGTGCGCTGCTCGCGCTCTTGCCGCTCGCGCTCTCTGACCACCGCCTCGATCATCTGTTTGAGTGCGGTCGGTTCGAGGCTGAATTTCTTTGCGTCCTCTTCGAGGTAAAAGAGCCATTCAACGACAGGTTGAGCGGCGCGACGCGAGACTAACTCACGCAAGCCTCGATTGCGCTTTTCAGCGGCCATGTCATAGACTTGAGCACCCGGCTTTTGCTCAGGCGGCTTATCTTGATCGTCAGACACGCGAACTCTCCTATGTTTGACCTTACAGTATATTTGATATCTACCGGCAGGGCAAGCCCAAAGACAAAAGAAAACCCCCGGTGGTTGAAACCGAGGGTTGAGTTTCACTTCTTCAAATTTTTGAAGATGTCTTCCCAAGAATCGCCTTGGGCCTTGACGTGGAAGAACAGATTATTGACTGTGCCCACGGTGATCTTGTAGCTATGGATGATGTTTGTCTCATCGACGGCTTTGCGTGCCGCTTTATACTCTTCAGTCAGACGCTGATATTCAGCATCAGCCGCCAACACCGCAACCCGTCGCGCATCCATCGCCTTGGAAGCCGCATCTTTTGCGGCCACGAGCGCCGGTCGCTGTTGCTTGGCAGCTTCGCGCTCCTCGGCTGTGGGGGCTTTTGGGTTGAACTGATAGCCGAACTCTTTACCAAACATCTTGCGCAAGCGCGCAATTGCTACTGCACGTTCCATTTTTAGCTCCTATGTTTCACTTGTCAAATAGCCCAGGCCACTCTGACTAGCCTACGGGTAGTATAGCTAACATTTGATACAAAGTCAAATTGCAGTTTTGCAAGTTCAAGTGGTGATCAATAGGTTAGCTGCAATTTGGGAACATAATCGTTGAAGAAAAAATTATTTTTTGCGCCGCTCGCGTTCAATCTCAGAACCAGAGTGGCGTTGTTTTTTCTCATTCCATTCTGCTGGGCTTTCAGCCTCTTGATCTGCGCTGCCCCAAGTCCATCCGATCTCAGAATCTACTTTCATCGGAACACTGAGTTCAATAACGTCGCGCCCAAGCTCACATATATGTTCAACTTGCTTAGGCTCTGAAACACTGAAGCAAAGCTCATCATGCATCTGTATGAGGGGCAAATAACCCTCTTGCCAACAGGCGCGCATCCACATTTTGGTTTGGCGCGCAGCTGAACCTTGAATCAATCGATTGAGAGCCTTATGGAGATGGGCGCGGCGCAGACGCACATTTGGCCATTTTGCTCGCGCTGCCTCCAGTGATGGTTCTGCACCCTCGAACCCTACACCGCGCTCGTACCAAGCACGTTCATATGCATCAAAATGCGACCGCGCGCCGTCCAACAACATCAGCCAGCCAGCATTTTCGGCTTTGTTCATACACATCTTGTTGAGCGCTGAGACGAATGGAAGTTTCTGATCATACAGAACCATGATTGCTTTAGCCTCTTCCTCAGACTTGCCGATCATCTCAGCAAACCGGGAGATACCAGCCCCGTAAGCTTTGGCAAAGTTTGAATCCTTAGCAGGTTTGCGCGGCAGACCAGTCCACTCAGCCACGAGCGCATGAAAGTCGGTGTCTGGGTTGTCGAGATAGAGTTGTGCTGCTTCTGCGGCTTTGGGCAACCCTAACTTGTTAGCATAATGAACGATGAGCCGATACTCTTGCTGACTGTAATCACAAGATGCCCAAAACTCACCTTGCTCAGGCTTGAATGCACCGCGAAATGCTTTGGCGAATTCCTCATCGCGGTGTGGAGCCTGTTGGAGCGGCGGGTTAGCATAGCTGAAACGATAGCTGCGTGTGCCACCTTCCTCGCCACGAAACTGGTTGATTGCGGCGTGGATGCGTCCTTTGTGAAGATAATCCAGAATGAAACCTTGTATGAATTTCTCAGCTGCTTCAGTCAGCTGCTCGGCTCGTGCCACCAGCCGGGGCAACCAGTGTGGGTGCTTGCGCATCCAAACGGCCTTGAATGATGGTCTGCCCTTTTTCTCTGTACGATAAGGAACATCGATTCTACATTGATTGAATAAATCTTCGAGCGTACCTGGTGAACGGCAATCCTCAATACTCACGCTTTTGCCCAAGTGATCTCCCAACTCCTTTAGCACATGATCACGCTCTTGAAGCAACTGTATCTTACGATTGGTCGCGGCCTCTTCATCGACGGCGACTCCGCGCAATCTCATCTCTAACACCATAGGCATGAGATCATGTTCAAGCTGGAGCGCTGCGCCCAACTCTTGTTTGTTGATTTCCTCGGTTAGATTCTCAGCCAGACACAATGTTGCAATCGCATCCTGCTCGGCGTATGGCCCGACATATTTAGCTGGCAGTTGCCATAAGTCTGCCTTGGGATTGATGTGGTAAAGCTCCGCTGCTTCAGTGAGTAATCGCTCGTCCTTGCCTGGAATCTTGCGCCACGTGCAGAGCCGATCTAGCGCATAGCTGAGTCGGTTCTCATCCACCAACATAGCCATGGCCTCGGTGTCTGCGATCTTAGCACCATTACAATTCAACTTCCAATCAGCACGCAGCCAGCCCAGATCGTGAGCCCCATGGTGCATGATCATCTGGATGCCAGCGTCCATATGATCTTTGAGCCAGCCTGCCATCTTCTCTACAAACATACACTCGGTGTCGGGGTGGCGCACCGGCGCATAGAAGCTGCGCGTTACTGTGCCCTCCCGCCACGCGACGGCTAACCCTGATATGAAGCCCTCCTTCGTGGGCCATCCTGATCCACGTTTCTTAGTCAAACCATCATCGCGACCCTCGGTATCGACGGCCATCTGCTTCACCCGGCCACGCAGGTCAGGTAGCTCTGTGGGCGGCTTCCAATTGCTCTCGGGCGGGAACAGCGAGAATTGAGCCGGGTTGTGTTTGCGCTTAGATGCCATTGTGATTGTTCTCGTGATTTGAATGAAAAAGGGCAGCAATTACGAATCCAAGGCATGCCCCGAATGATACTCCAAGATAGATGTACAGAGCGCACATCGGTCATCACTCCTTGCCCCAATGCTCGCGATATTGTGAACGCATAACCCACTTGTTTCCTGCTCCATCCCAAGCATACAGCCCTTTGTACTCGCTGGGAGCCTCTTCGTGTTCCTTATTGTTCAACTCTCTGGCTAGTCGGGGCAGATGCTCCCAGAGCTCCTTTTGGGCCTTATTGCGGTTGACGATATTCAGCCCTTTGCCGTCGCCCACCGCAACCATGTAATACGAGCGATGCTCAGGTTCTATATCTCGGGTTGGTAGACCGTCTTGGAGCCTTGGGGGCCAACACGCATGATGACTGCCGTTCTCAGGTGTGCCTGGATAATTTGGCTCAACCTCGATGGGGAAATATTTTGTGATGTCAGACGGTGATTTGAATTGTTCATCGGAACCAAATCGAGTTCCTTCTGGCGTAATGCGTGAAATCATCTCGGCCTCGATCAACAACAGATAACAACGTAGATCGCGGAGCTCAGAGAGTGCTGTGCCGTCGTCGCCCGACATGTCTTCTGCTATGGCAGCAAATATATCATAACCATGCTCTTTGACTATGCCCTCCAGCCGGTCTGCCTTGCGTATAGTAACCATGTAGGCACCGACACCGCCGCGCTTCTTCCAGCTGCCTTTGTAGGTCGCCTCCTTACGTTGCAAGGCCAAGATGTCCTGTTCGACAACTGTGCGCAAGAACTCCATATGTTTCATGCTCGGCTTCCCCTATCCATCAGCCATCGGTTCACTTTCTCAGAGCAGCAAAGTTCAGCTGCGAGATTCTGGGCTGCAAGCATTGTGTCACGCATCACCGCTTCGGCGTACTTGTTGCCCAGGTTAAACTCCATCTCACCGAACTCGTGCATCTCTAACAGGTCGCAGATTTTGATTTTGTCTTCCTCCAATTTTGATATCTCGGGCAGCTTGATGTCAAGATCGCGCAGGCCGATTTTCTCAGCCTCCTTGATCTTCTCGCGCAAACCTGGAACCAAACCCTTTGACAGATACGGCGGGTCGCCTGAGCGCAACTCTCCGCTATCGTGGTGTAATGCCCAATAGATTATATCGAGCTTGTCTGGTGGTCCGAAGATTTCAAAATAAATGGAGACCACGCGCCAGCAATGAGCAGCGACGGTCTGCGTCGTAATCGTAGGCCATGCATGATAGCGTTTGACTTGCCCGGCTAGATACCTACTGCGATAAACCTGGTCCCTTGTTATCATGAATCGCCGCTTTCTGTCTGCGTTGAAGCCACTCCACGCACGCAACGCGCCAATCAGATGCTGCAATTTGCTCCGCCACCGCGAGCGCTGCATTAATGTTTCCCATCTTGTATGTGTGATGTGCTAGCATCGCCCAGACAAGCACTTTCTGAAACCATATGTTAGCAAATGGGGTGTTCTCAGGAATTTGCCGGTCCTCATAACAACGCATAAACAAATGCACGTCGTGGTCGATTCGCTCGGGTACGTCAAACATAACGAGCGGCGCGACCGCCCCAGAGGTGTAACGGTCATCCTGCAATTCATGCTCTATGAGCTTGTCCATCTCTCTGAGATAGCCGTGGTAATTGTTTGATAGCTGATACATGTAGCCGACATTGACACCGATGCGCGCCGCGAGATACTCCTGCAAGATGGAGAAGTGGACCGCATTCGCTCCGTGCGCGCCCCAGATCGCATCGTTGGAGCGGCAGCATGCTGTTAAATCGAGCGAATTGTGATTGATTCTCAGATAGATGTGAGTGTTGCATGGTTTGTCTTTCCAACCTCCGTTTAGATCGCTGCTGACAGGTGAACTATCCCACATCTGCAAGACGCATTGGCGGGAATCCGGCTCCTTGCGCAGCCGCTCCACCACATAATCGAGTTGATCAATCTGGAAGGCAGAGCGCCAACGCCAGCCGTAAGCACCGTGCATGGTGCCGTCTTCCTCGCCATAGCGTCGGCCGAAGTCTTTCACAAATGCGTTGAGCGTGGCGCAATCGTCGCGACCGGCCAACATCCAAATGGCCTCGAAGAGATGAAAGAATGGGTTTGCGTTACGCCACTGTGTAAACAGTACGCGCTCGGTTGGCTGCTGGGTCACGGTCATAACCGGGAATGGGGCGACCCAAGCTGGACCGTTGCGGGTATCTTGCTGTTCGCCCCAACTGAGCAGCAGATTGACCCCGGAGGTCAAAGCCTGGCAGACGTTTCTGACTGTGGTGACCCTCATCGCAGTGCACTCTTCCAAGTTAAGTTCAACACCCGAATACAATGAAAGTATGCTTCCTCGCGTCCCAGGCTGACGAAGTTCTCTTTGGGCATGTTGACTGATTGCGAGTACTTCAGCCGCTCGCATGCTCGCTTTATTGCCTCAACCCGGCTCACGGTGTTCCTCTCAGACAACGGCTTCACGTTGCCCTTCGCCTCGCGGCGCGCTCGTATATCAGCTAGACACTGCTCGATAGGGGTAGACAGGAAGATTATATGCGTGTCGGTGAGCCGGGACAAGAGAAGAGTGCGGTTTACTTCATCGCTATAGATAACCCCTTCCCATATCAAATCACAGCCTATCCGCGCACCCTCCGTGAGCAGTTTAAAACCTTCATCCCGGTTGCTGACGTTGTCGGCACCGCCACCGTAATCGGCTTCATAATGCCCAAGCACAAATAGAGGGCGCAAGCCTGGACCAGTGCATATGTAACTGGTCGGTGGCTTACGCCCCGCTGCATAGTTGGGTGTGCGATCTGGATAGAAGGCTAGGATACGCCGAACAAGATGTGATTTGCCGCTACCCGATGTGCCCCGGATGTTTACCGCAGTCATTGAAAAGCCCCACCAGTTTCTCTGCTGCGGCCGCTCGATCTAGCTTGTAAACGGTCGCCCCGATTTGTTTCAGCTTGAAGGCGAAGTTGTTTGCCCTGACTACGTTGCCCTCCACATTACGCCAGCTGCGGTCGAATGCACCTTGGCCACGCCGCGCGCGGCGCTCGTTGATGCTTACCTTACATTGCTCTAACGGGGTTGTCAAGCTGATCACGTGAAATGGCTTGCCTGCATCTAGGCTTTTGCGTGCCAGCCCTAATCCACGTGTGTGGTTCATTACGAACAGACCCTCGAATACCACGTCATGGGTCTGGGCCTGCTCCCAGAACGTATCAAACCAAAAGCTAATATCGTGGATGGTATCGCAGCCGCCGCTGTCGAGGTCTTCGTCATATCGACCGGCGATAAAGATGGAGCGTTCACCTAGATGGACAACACGCCCAACCTCGCGCTCCTCGGTTTGTTCTCCAACCGTAGCCCACATCGTCGCAGCATGGGTGCTGTTGGCGATAAGGTGACGCACCACCGCCGTCTTGCCCGCGCCGCTCGTTCCTGCGATGTTAACGATGATGGTCATGGCGATTGTTACAGTTGTTAGTACGGCCGGAAGTGATGTTGGGGTGTTCGCTTCATGTTGGGGTTGGGGCCACGATGAGCTACAAAGTGCACGCCCTCTTTGATATCTTTCCGGCGCTTGCGCGAGTATTCCCAGCTGTGGGCTTTGCGCGGAGGCTCAAGCACGAACTCGTCCCCCTCCTCCATATCGTCGAACAT